GCGGATTATCAACCCTATTAACGTGATTAGAGATTGCCAGCAACGAATTTAAGCGCGTAAGGCTCGACCATGCAATCGCGCCAGTTCCCGACCCGAATTGACAAAAACGGCTAAACTGTACATTTCTGTTTTCACCATCTTTGAATTTTAGAGGTGTTGTCGTTTGACGAATCATAAAAGTAGTCTGTGTTCCGGTCGATGATGATAAGAATGGTAATAATTCACCATTAACAATGACCCACCCATCAGTAACATTCGTGCCGGAAACAACACATCCAGATAAGATAACATTACCACCGGCATGGGAGACTAAACCTTTAACAATATCGGTATATGCTTCTTGCATATACTGGAGTCTGGCTTGATTAAAAGGAAATCCAGCCAGTTGACTAAAATCAAAACCTTTATGTATCATTTTTTATCTATTTTATATGTTTTACTAGCTAACTTGTACATGTCTATTATTGCTTTCATTTCAGCATCATTATATTGTAGATCGAGAGGTACATTTACAATAAAGTCTACACTTTCGGATCCGGATTCCTGTTCTGTAAAAAGATAAAGGTCTTCTCCACCTTCACCATCTATAAAAAGGTCTAGTTCTTCATCTTGAGTGAATATATATACCTGGTCGAAAAAATTACCATTACTTATATATATACGCCGTTGACTTGAATCAAACCGATCATTCAGAACTTTCTCCAGATAACATATTTGTCCTGTTATACCTAGGTGATAAATATTAGCAGACCTATTTTGCATAAAGAGATTATGTAGCCGGCTTATTGGAGATGTTAATACCCTTAAAAAAGCCATTATCAAGTCCTTTCGGAAAACTACAGGCAGTAGCTGCTGTATCAGCCTTATATAATTTATATTAAAGTATTTCATTGTAATATTTCACTTTGAGGTATATAATTTATTATTAGATTGGCATCATCTATACGCAGATAACCGGAATAAGGTTGATATTTTACACTGATATTCAACCAGTCCAACGCTCCATATTTATACCAGGCTGATACAACATGAGGAATAACCACGCCATCTACTTGCTGTAAAGCGTCAGTTAAAAAAGCAAGAACCAACTCACCATTAAAGGGTAAAATTCTTAGATAGGCGCGAACAGCATCTCCTACAGGAGTCATGGAAGTACCGTCTAGGCGGTGACCTTGTGAGTTTAGAACCAATGGGTTGTAATATATATCCAGTGCCAGCTTTAGCTGATCGGCTTTTTCACTTATGCTTTCTACATCGACACCGGCATATCGAAACCGTTCTATAAACTCGTCCAGTGCTGTTTTCTCGTCTTTGCTAAGTGGCTCCAGGTCGTTACCATTCGATTTAGCAGTTTTAATAATCAGCTTTTTATCACGTTCTACAACCGCTGAATGTGCCACGATCTTACTCTGTGTTATTTCTTGATCTGTACGCCCGGTATTATCAAACAGATCAGAATCGGGCAATAAATTAAATCCAAATTGAAAAGACCTAACCATATTAGCGTACCATCGGGTTGTACCTGGTTTAAGATTTCCAATTATATTATTTACTTCTATCCGGTGAAGGTCAAAAAGCTTTTCAAGCGTCCATATAGCAGATGCCACATGATAAAACAGAGTAGCCTCAAGTGATGAAGGTGAGAACTGATCGCTAAAGGTTTTATTATCTTCAAGTCCATAAAACACTTTAATTATACTGATAGAAATAAAACTATCTGTAATCTCATTATATATTTCGTTTATTGTTCTAGCCATATTAACTAACTATAAAATCATATTCAATGTACCAATACTCTATACCTTCCTGGAGTAATCCTTTATCTTCTGTAGCTGGGATAAGACCTTTTACATAAAAGAAATCAGTTATTTGTCGTTCTATTATGTCCGGATCCACAAGCTCCTGTCCCGGTTCCAAATAATCGGTAATACTCAAGTCGTTTTTTACAGCCAGATCGAAAATCCCTTCTATGGATCCGGATGCCTGAATAGCGACATCTATTAATGTCTGATTATCCTTTACTTTAATCATACCCGCCAATTATTACAAGTTTACCTTCAGGGTTAAATCCACATAAATTAACTGTTTGACCATCATCGCGAAGATTTACACGAACTTCGCGAAGTAGTAGAGAAGGCTCATCATCATCCAGGAATGAAGCAATACCAACACCAAGTAAAAGAGAGGGTTTAATTTCTCCTTTTTCGGATGTTAGAATAGTACGTTGGTTTTGATTTGTCACATCACCTATTACCAAACCACCTGTTATCAATCCATTTGAATCACGTCTGACATCGATTGCAATGTCGCCGGTATCATTTAATAATATGCCTGTACTCCTGTTTGCCATCAGTGTTTAATCTTTTTATTTTCAATGCCGGAAAAATTTTCTTTATCAGTCAACTTCTCCAGGTTTGCTACTATTGTTGTTTGCAGTGCAGCACCTCCATCGCTCGCACCTGGCACACCACTCTTAATAGCTGTTATTATCCCATCAACACGCGCTGTTAGTTTTGCCAACTGGGTAACAAGTTCCGGTGTGATCGATAGACCACCATTTTTACCACCATCGATAATAACACTTTCCAGATCTGACCACATCTCAATAAATAACTCATCAGAGTTACCAATTCGACTTACAATAACCGATGATCCGGACGCTGGTGTAATAATTATCCCGGCTTTAGCTTCAGAGAGTGAAGCGCGTTTACGAACACCGGGATAAAGCGTACCGTTCAAATCTTTGACATCTACAAAATCCTTATCAGGATAGTTGTTTACAACGTTAGCGATGAATGTACTTTCACCTTTATCACTAAGGTTCTTTAAACCTCTTAATACTTGTTGTTCGATTGTCATATCTTTATAGTAAATTCAACGGTTCGACGTCCACCACTCTTGTCGGCTTTTACTTTTGTCGAGGTTATATAATACGTACCATCACGTTCAGCATATTTAGGGTCACTCAACTCACCTTTCATACCTGGTTTAGCAAATGGCTGTAAAAAAGTCGTTATCTTACCTTCATATCCTGAATACCGGTATTTCTTTATTTCTTCTTTTGCCAGCTTCTCCAGTTCGCTTTTACTGGATACATTATAGAAAAACAAGGTTCTCAAACTTCCTTTAGGATCACCCACTTCAGCTTCAATTTTTGTATTATCCGGTTTAATCCAAACCGCTTTAATACGAAGCCTTACATCATCAGCGTTTCTGTATTTGAGATCATCATCCTTTATTGTATTCCATCCTAGCCGGTACTTTACAACACCGTGATCGATGGTATATGCTAATCCGGCATACAAGGTATTATCAGTAAAGAAAATAGTCATACCATACTTTTCTTTGACCATCTGCAATGCTTCGAGCCGTGTCATATTAGCCGGGATAATATATCTTGTAAAATTCACTTCAGGAATCTTATCATTCAGCACAATACCGGTATCTTTGATAATATACTGGACAACTTCTTTCATTGTCGTTTTAGTCCATGTTTTAGTTTCACATGGACTTCGCAATAAAAATTCGTACCCTTCGCACTCTACTTCTAAAGGAGTAGTATAGTTTAACCTGGAAATAAATCCGGTAAATTCTTTTTCAAGCTCACCATTGTAACCAAGCTTAACTACAATCTTGTCTCCTCTAGCAAAATGCTTTGCCGTTTGGACTATCTGACCATATTTGCCGTTGTTGAACTGCAACCGGGATGATGTAGGTAACTTTATTTTACAGGAAGAATTGATCTTAAACATATCAATCTCGATCTCCACTGAGTTAAAAGCCCCGAATGTCAGTTTCTTTCCATCAGCCCTTACTATCTCTATATGTCCTTCTAATTTCAAATACATTGCCTATTCGATTTTCAGTGCAAATGGTATGTCGCTCGATAAATCCATTTCAAACGCTTGTACGTTTCGCATGCCTTTTATTTCAGGAAATCTTAAAGAACGAATAACTACTTGTTCAGAAGTATCTTTCAACACTATGGCTGATCGTACATTCTGAATACCTAGAACAACGCCTAAATCATATAACTCTTTTAGTGCTGTTACATCGTCTTCAGGATAATCCATATCAATAGATACTATCAGCCCTTTTATATTTATATCCCAATCATTAACCGATATTTCCTCTTTTACAGTTCCCTGTCTGTTTACCAATGGTGTTTCTACAATTGTTTTTTTATTAGTAAATGATGAAACTGTATTTTGAAGTAGCATTTGGCTACGATCTGGTCGGATCAGCCAGATAGGTAGAAACATTTCATTACCATTGTTATTATTGGCATAATATGGAACTGATAATCGACTGTACTCACGTCTTTCAGGTACCGGATCAAAACTATATTCATCAGATGAAGTATGCTTCTTGAATATGGCATTCTCGATCATCGACTGTAAAGAGAATAAGAACGGAGGTGCCGTATATCCCCAGACACGTCTAAATATATCTGCTAAATCATGTTCATTAAATCGATATCCGTTTTCCATTATTCAAAAGCTAATCTATTGGCACTATTTAATACTTGAGCTAATGCTTGCATCATCAAAGTCTTTACTTCATCGGCACCTTGAGACATTGTAACCGGATTGATCGTTATTTGCCCTACCATTTCTTTATTTAAGATCACCGTTATGTTAGTAGGTCTAGATCCACCCCCGGCAACACCTTTAATTTTATCGCTTGGATCATAAGTAGACGTTGGTACTACAGGTGTAACCGGCTGTTGCAAAACTGTTGTCGGTGTAATGCCTGAAGGTTTATCCGGTTTGTCCGGTCTAGTTGGGAGTGGTTTATCTGGTTTGTCCGGGGTTAATGCTTTACCCTTATTGTCACTACCTTTCAGAAACCGGTAAGCACTTTCAATGCCATTAAGAATAGGCATTACAACATTGTCAAATAACCAACCCAAGCTTTCCACTAAGAAACTAACTACATCATAGAGCATACCGGCAAAAGTAGCTACAGCACTAAATATATCTTTTAATAGTTCTGACCTGGACACAAATTCACCGAGTTTCATGCCTATGTTTTTTATTACATTCCAGGTTGTTGTTAGTAAGGGTAAATAGTGGTTTCTAAACAAATCCACTATGGGTGTTAGATAAGACATCCAGACTCCTGTACTACCTGATGCCTGGTGTATCCAACCGACAATATTTTGTACGCCTGTTGTCAGTGGTGGTATTACACCTTCAATAATAGGTAAGATACTGGATGCAAAATCCAGAGCCATCGATACCAAAGGCATTAATGCAGCCCCGGCACTTATCTTAAATTCATCCCATGCACCAGATAATTGCTGAACTTTGCCGGCTGGTGTTTCAGCTATTTTACCCAGCATATTATCAAATCGACCACCTTCAGAAGTTGCTTGTTTAAATGCCTGTTGTACGGCTGCAAAAGGTATTAAACCTTTTTCCATTTGTTCCTTCAGCTGACCGATGCTTTTACCGGTTGTCTTGGATATTTGTTCAAGTGGATTAAAGCCGGCATTAACTAACTGGAGTAAATCCTGACCGGTTAATTTCCCGGCTGCTTTAATTTGTGAGAATGCCAGTGTAAGGCTTTGTAACTTATCGGTATCACCCATAGATACATCACCGAGCATTTTAAGATTATCAAGTACCTCTGTACTTTGAAATCCGAATCCCATCATTGTTTGAGCATTCTTAAAAACCTCGCTACCTAGTATTGTATCTTTTTGTAGTGATACAAGTTGCTTGGTTAATGCTCCTCCAGCCTCTTCATTGCCGGCTAATACGTTGAATGATGTTTGTATTTGTTGACGCTCAAGCCCCTTACTGATCGAATCAGAAGCGAAAGCTGTAGCAGCAGATAGTAGGGCTGTTACACCGGCAATACCGATCATACCCTTCATGCTACCACCCAGCATACCCATCATGCCACCACCGCTGTCACTTTTGCCTTTGCTCAACATACCACCGCCACCCATGCGCCCCATGTGGCTATTAGATTGGCGTTGCAGTGCTTCAAGTTCCCGACGCGCCTTTCTTATTTCACCTGGGATCCGGCTGGTTCTAATCGTATTCTCAACCTCTCTTATACGATTTTGTAACTGATCATAACTTTGCCCTAATACTTTATTATGCTTTGCCAGATCAGAAGTTACAGGCTTCACCCTGTTAAGGGTTTGGTGAGCTTGCATACCCACCTTATTCATCCCTTTGGCAGTAGAATTGCTAACTTGAGATACAGTTTGTTGCATACTATGAGCAGCCCGGCTTGCCTGAGCAAACACAGGAGACAACATGTCCCTGGCTCTTAATATATATTCAACATCATTCATCTGTTAGCTTTATTGTTTTGCTCCTTCTCTTTTTCCCGGATATAATGTAATTGAGCGTACTTTGCAGCCCATTGTTCATTTGTCAATAGCGAGGTATCAATACCTAAGTAATATTCCATCTGGGTTGTATGCAAGCCAACCCAGTCATTACCTACATTCTCAAATGCCTCGCTTAGAAGTTTTTTAGTTCAGCAGTTTCGTACTCGATCAAGTTCCCGGCTGACATACAGGCACCCACATATAGTTTATTATTTGAACGGATATCTTCTGATCCACCAATCCAACAATTAACTAACACAGCTTCACCTTTTTTATACATATCACCCATATTCATCTCAACACCATCTGTTGACCCGCCATCCATCGACATTTTAAATGATGTGTGTCGCAAGGCATAACTGATAACATTAAGATCAGGTGTTCTCACATACCCTATATGTCCACCAACTACAATACCATGAACACCTTTATTTTTTGGATCGGCTTTCCATTTATCAATTTGTGCCTGATCTACTTCTCCGATTAATTTTTCTTTAGCCATATTCTTTAATTTTTAAAAAGGACTTACTGTATTGTATCTTATACTTCCTACATACATAGGTGTAGTTATTTCCATAAAGGTTTTACCCTGTTCCATTGCTTTTTCAATCTCCTTGAAATAGACCCTTTGACATACATCTACTACAATCTTTCCACCAGGTTTATTTTTAGGGGTATAGGAATGCACAATAGTTATTGCCGGTAAACTGAAAGGATCATTACCCGGCGAGGAGGCTATAATAGCTTCCAGTTCATTCTGGAGAATTGTTATTTCACCTTCGTATGCTTTATTACCAAAGCCTTCATCAGCCGGCTCATCACCTTCAGCATAAATAGCTTCTATTTCTCGTGACTTCTTATATTTGAATCCACGAACACCGGTGACGAAACGACCACCCATAAACAATCTATATTCTGACCAACTAAATGCCATATTCTTTTACTTTTAGTTTCGTTTATAATTATTCGTTCTTAAATCCAAGAACGACACGAATAGTACTTAGATAGCCTTTAGGTACTATATCCAAATATATCTTTTGAGGATTACCGGCTAAAATATCTACTGTAGTGTCTACAGTTGCAGTAAAACGCGATATTTCGCCAGCCATAGAAGAGTTAACCTGATTCTCTATTCTATCTTTCAGGTATGCAGCTACAGAGTGGTTGAGGGTACCGTCATCATTAACCTCTACATCATCATCCAACTCTTCAATATAAGTGTTGTAGGCTATTTTTGTAGCCTTGTCAATCACTCTTATCCGAGCTATGATATTTAAGTCATCTTCAGGAGCAGTAGCAGTAAAATCACCGTTAAAGAAGTATCCTGATTTAGTTGGAAACTTACGTAAAATGATAAACTTTTTACCATGTATTGTCTCAAGATCTTCACGCATACCAACTTCAACACCATCACTCAGATAACCCGATTCAATAGGCAATGCACCATTTTTAACTCGTGATATCTTTCTTTGAACCGGTTGATTTGCGATACTTCCTAGTACCAAACCTACAGAAGCAGAACCATCGGATTTGGTTGAAGCCAGTGTAATAGCTGCTCTGTAATTACTTTCTGTACTTAAGTCTCGCAATGAATCAGCATCACCGGTAAATTTGCGACCTTCAATAACAGAGACAAATGGCATTATTCGCTTCTGATACTCTGTAGCTAATACTTGAGCTTTAATCATTGCTGAATAAACTTCACTATCTAACCCATCGAGAGTAGTTTCACCATCGGTGACACTGGTTAGCCCTAGAGCAACAATTTCACCACCGGCGGTATTTAAAATAACTCTAGCCGGGCATAAAGGAAGATCAGTATCAACAAGGTCAGAAAGCTTTGCTGTTGTTGCTGTTACTAGTATCCATAACTTTGCACCGGTACCAGCTCCAGCGTAAAATTCTGATATGTGCCTGAAGGCATCTTTATTTACGCCGGTGGAATCTATTCCAAGTGCATTGGCACCATTCGTACTGAAGATTGAATAGGCTTTGTTTAATTCAAGCTTACCCGCAATGGCAATTCCTGGTAGAATAATTCCACAAGTATTGTCGTTTGTTTCAGCTACCAGCCCTAAACCATTACGTACTAATTCTATTTCTACATTAGGTAGTCCCATTGTAATTATTTTTTATAATGTTCCAGTGAACACTTATTTTTGCGTTCGTAATCTTCAGCATAATCTTTACGGCTAAACCAATAGCCAGTATTAGGACAACGCCAGATTTCTTTTAGACTTTGAGCCTCCATGTGTTCTTTAGCTTGAGCCTTAAGATCAATTTCTTTAGATAACGATTCATCATTTGTGACCTTTTTGCTAGCTGTTTCTTCCTGATTATCGAGTAACTGATCAAGTATAGATGGTAACTTTTCAGCTACAACCTCTTCAGGTTCGGTTCCGGTTTCTGCTGGATCCGGGATAAAGTTTTCTTTTTCCTGATCACCCGGTACTGATTGTTCTACTTGAGTAACATTTTCAGCAACTTTCTTAAGTTTTGCCATATATTGAATTTGTAAAAAATTACTATTAATAATACGATTGTTATAGGAACAAGGATTCTGAATCCTTTGATTTGAATAGACTGCCAAACTGTAAGACCTACTGTTTTCTGCTCTTTCGATTTGGTTACAAGTGCCGTGTTTTCAGACTGAAAACGATACACCTCTTTTGTTAATTGCTTTATCAGAATATTGAGGCTATCACAGTTGGCAGTAAATTCTATTCCTTTATCTGTTTTTTTGACCGTTCCTGTAGCATTTCCATCTTGTGCTTGATATGAAGCCCCTACAGGAAGGTTATCTATCTGCTCCTGACTCAGTGTCATTGTCGCCGTTGTCTTTGGAGTTGTCAACACCTTCGTTGTCTTCTCTATGCGTTGAATCTCGCGGTCGGTTAGCTCGTGACTTAATAACGTTTCCTTTTCTGTTGTTTCCTTCTGGCTTCTGCAACTCAATGCGGATAGGGCAATTAGAAAGGCTACGACAGTTATACATTTTGTTAATTGCATTTTGAAGCTTATTTAAGTATTTGTTAGTAGTCTCATTCTCTTTTTGGAGCAATGCCAGGCGTTTTGTTAATGGCTCAACGACATCCTTTTGAATGACTTGTAACGCTTTTTCCAATACATCAACCTCAATTTGCTTAGTATCTACCTTCTGTCTTTTTCGGGTTGAAAAGTACGTTATTAAAGCAGCTACAACTGCTGAAAACAATTCGCCTACATATTGATCCATACTACCAGGTTATTTAAGTCCTATTTCTTTTTTCCAAAGCTGAACATTGAAAGAAGGACAAGCTTTGTTCGACACTTCATTATGTCCTATTATTTTCACATCAGGGAACCGAGAATGAAAATCCTTAACATAAACTTCAAGAGCCTTCTTTTGTGATGGTGTTCTAGTGTCACCACCTTTACCACCGGCATATACAATGTGCCTTGCTTTTGAGTTATAGCCTACAGCACCGTTGGTTATTTCCCAAGGATCTACATTTGCATCCTCATTGTTATTTACTAGCCTTTCTACCCGACCATCTAAATGTATCAAGTCAGTATATCCTACTTGTTTCCACCCATTACCACCTTTAGATACCGGCGATGTGTGCCATTGCCTGATATCATTCGCAGACACTTCGCGACCAGCTGGTGTGTCTGTACAATGGATGACTAAATATTCTAATTTGCTCATTTATGAAAATTTAAAATCGTTTACTACTTTACTCCTTATATCCGGATCCGGTGTTGGTATAAACATACCTCCCTGTTCTTTGTGGCTATCGACTGTTGTTGTGAAATCAACCCTGTACAGTATAAACCGGGTACCGTATTGTGGCTTAAATTCTGTCAATCTTACAAGTGGAGTCATTCCCGGTACTGCAAAACCTTCAAAGGTTTGAAATACATCATCCATCCGATCCAAAAGATTAATCGTTTCGTTTTCACCTTCAGCGCCATCAAAGCTATCTGTCACCAGATCGAGATATAGATATATGCTGATTACGCTATCTCCTTTTTGGTCATGTTCAAGTAAATTGCTGAAACGGATATCACCTATCTCTATAAAAATTGCCGGCAATGGTATAGGATAATTCTGTACAGGCGCGTGCATTTGATTCTTTTGCAAATCTCGGAACTTGAGATAAGGCATTCCTTTTATTGCCTGATCACGTAACGGCTTATATATCTGGCTTCGTTTCATAATCTCTTTGAAATAACCGGAACGCTATGGCACGTTCCGGAAACAAAATAAAAAACTAAACTTATGCTTTATCCATATAGATCATTGCCGAATAGCGTTGAGCGCTCATTTGGAAGTCGGATTTAAACCGATGTTGGAAACCAAATTCTTCAGCACGACCTGATGTATTTTGAGATTTTACCTTACGAAACAATTCAAACATACCACTGGCTCTGAACACGGAGGCTCTGATAAATACAAATCCAGCTGGCACGATATCATTGGTTATAATAGTTCCTTGCGGAGCTTTTATCCTATTAACTATATCATAACCGATTTTGAGTTTTTGGGTTGATTTATGAATTTTAAAACCATAGTATTCAACAATAAGAGGTTTTATTGTACCGTCATGTCCCAATCGTTCCATTTGCCCTTTTAGAATGCTATTATTGTTGACCAGATCCCACCACATATCCGAAGGTAACACCAGGTTACGCCCTTCGTCCGGGAACTCCTGATTATCACAGGCACGAGCCAATGTTACAATGTCATCTAAACACAGCACTTTTAGTCCCTCACGAGTAATTATGGTGGTGGTACCGTCTGTATTACGGGATATCCCTGTAGAACCTATCACGATACGTTTGTTACCGACTGATTCGGGCGTCAAATTATGCGCGGAGTCTTCAATTTCTTGTCTTACAATTGCATTAGCAGACTTTCTTGTATAAAATTGAACCTTTTCGAATGGTAGTGCATGTAAGAAGATATTACGTAGTTTATAGTTTTGGCTGTCATATACATCCAATGCAACTTTATGTACGGTTTCTTCAGGCTCAACGCTATCGATATCTGTTACCCTATTTTTATACACAAGAGGATCTTCTCCACCTTCAGGAAACACTAATGTTTGACCGTCCTCTACAAAAGAACTTAAGTCTTCAGCTTCTTTTAACCAGGTATCGATAGCCTGGTACTCCTCTTTCAATGAAGTAAGGAATACGATTGTTTGTGTATCCAGCACCACCGGTGGTGCAGCAATAAGCAATCCGGCTGCTGAAATAGGTTGTCCCAATACCATGAAAACACATCCCATCAGGAACAAAAGACATGTCATTACTTTTAAAAATCGTTTCATATTGAATTTTCTTTAATTAATTATACTTTTAAATGGCTTCGTGAAGCACTTCGCACGCTTCGCACGCGTTTTTTATCTACTCGTTATACAAATACACCATTGGGTGCGCTGGATGCTTGAAAATCGGCTTCAAGCTTTTTAAACTTATCCGGTTCATTCTTCTCCATCATTGACAAAGCGTGTTGATCCTTTCTGAAATAATCGTAATAAGTCCAGTTGGCACGTTCATCGGCATTACCACCACTATTGTTATTGCCATTTGATAAGCCGACTACAAAAGATTGTACACCATCTTTACCGGTTTTCATTTCAAGAACCTTTTTTGTACCATCGTAATCCAATATAGCTGCTGGACGATAGATCGACTTTTCAGCTTCAGTAATTGCAGCTCTGTCAAAATGAAGTTTAATCAATGCATCTGCATTTACTTCTGCTGAGTTTGTTTCGCTTGATGGTGAAGGTGTTTTACGAGCCTCTAGCATCGTTTTAACTTCAGTATAATCTACAAAAGCCAATTTTTTCAATGATGCTACTTCACCATCTTCTACTACACCACGATCCACATGGCGATCGACCAAATTTTCAGCAGTTAATTTTCGTTGATCATCCAATTCTTTTTGAATTTCTTCAACTGTTTTTTCTTGTGCCATCTCTTTGTTTTGAGTTAATAAATTCAATTTATATTCAGTGCCTTCAGGTGTAGAAAGTTTAACGGCGTTTTTTTGTCCTGGTACTGTAACAATGCTGATCTCCAGCAATTCACTTTTAATAAGAGTAGGGTACTTTTGATCAGGTAACAATAATTTGGTATTACTGCTAACTTCAATAGGAAGGACATGGAGACTAACTGCATTCATAAAGCCGTCTTTATACTTCCAAAACAATTTCACAGCATCCGGATCATTCGGATCAAACTCAACTGTACCTTTCAATTCCTGACCTTCTACACGTATATTCTTCCATTTACCTACAGGAATCATATCCATTGCGTGCTGTACACAACAAACCGGGTTTTTAATAAAACCGGATAAATCAATACCCGCGACCAATAAACGCCATTTGTAGCGGTTTACAGACTCATCTGTAATAATAAAATCATACTCCAGGACTTCTGGTAATTCTCTTTCTTTCTTAGCCATTACGCACTTATTTTTTGACAAAGTAAAAGAGACTAAGTCAGCCTGTCAAATTGGGTTTTAATCATTAGTAAAATACTACTAACTAATCAGTTATATGGACTTTTATTTAAAAGCCAATTTGCAACTGGCTGCTACATTTCAAACCTTTGCATATATAATTAATTATAGAAAGTATGGCACAATGGACTAAAGCAGAAAGGGAACAACGGATTCAATATGCGAAACAACTGTTTTGTAAAGTGTATAATATAATTGAAAAGTAGTCCACTAAAATAATTGAAAAGTATACCACCGGTTAAGTAAAATCCGCTAGAGCTTCTAATAAAGCCCTGCATTTTACTAACAAATATTAACATTATAAATTCCTTTGTGTATGAAACACTAACACAGAGGGTAAAAT